TACTTAAATTATGAGGATGAAGAGTCACTGCCGGAAGGGGTAATTCCGGCTGTAAAAGAACTGACGCTGATCCGTTTTAACAAAGACGGAGTTGAGGGAATTGCAAGCGAATCCCAAAGCTTCGGCGGAAGTACGACATATATGGATGCTTTGCCGGATCAGGTAAAGCGAACGATCAGAAGATATAGAAGATTACCGAGGTGATAGATATGTCAATTAACAGAGATATGAAATCGTATCGGCTGCAGAAAGAAGAAACTGTCAGAACTCCATCCGGGGCAGAAAAACAGAAATGGATTGACATGGGCGGGGTAAAAGCTGCCGTTTACAAGAAAAATGATATGAAGGTGGCTGCATCTGCGACCTATTTGGAATCGACACATATAGGGCTGACGCGCTGTAAAAGTATCAAAGCAGAGGGATACCGCCTTGTAAAAGACGACGTTGTCTATCGAATTATAGATTGTAATCCGCAGGGACGCATGACGAATCTTCTGTTGAAGGTGGTGGAGTGATGGCAGATAATGACGATTTTGTTCAAAGTATCCGGGATGCAACGGCAAAGATTACTTTGGACATGGAGAAGAAAGTGTCGCAGGCGTGTCTTGTAGTGGAAGGTGAGGCGCGCCAGCTTTGTCCGGTCGATCAAGGTCATCTTAGGGCGTCGATTACAAGTGAGACGGAAATCACGGCAAGCGAAATTATCGGCAGGATTGGGAGTAATTTGGAATATGCCCCCTATGTGCACAACGGTACAGGAATTTACGCTGTAAACGGAGACGGAAGAAAGACGCCGTGGGTGTATGAAGTGAAAGCAGGAAAATACAAAGGGATGCATTTTACGGTAGGACAGAGACCGAAACCGTTTTTGTCATACGCCATTATCTACAATGCGGCACAGATTGAGAAAATACTCGGAGGTTGATATGGAGATTAGCATTAAAAACTATATCGAAACGGAGATTCCGAAACTGTCGGGCAAATTATATCCGGTATTTACAACAGTGTTAGACGACTTAAGTGTAGTTTACACATTTACTCCGATATCCGGCGGACATGTAAAACAGAGCCAGCTTGAGTTAAAGATTATGCATCGGGATTATGATACTTGCAAAGATGCAGAAGTAAAATTGAAAGATCTGCTCGATATGGAAGAAGATGATCCTTATATTACAACCGGGAACATCCGTTTTCATTCCAGTATAGCAGGCGGAGGAACAATATTTAATGATGGGTGTCAAATGTTTGAAGATACCCTGTATTTTATCATTGATTGGAGGAAACGTAATGAAAAACAATGACGAAATTTTAATCGGAGCGTGTGATGTGTATATGTATGAATTTACCGGAACAGAGATCCCGGAACACGCGACCATTGAAACAGAAGAACATGATGTCGGGCATTGCTCTTCTGGATTTACCGTAAATTATAAGCCGACAAAATACGATGTGAAAAATCAGTATGGACAGATTGTAAAGTCTGCGATCACAGAAGAGGCGATCTCGGCAAAGACGGGAGTTTTATCGTGGAATCTTGCGAATATGTCTCTCTTATCCACCGGAGTCTACACGGAAGATAAGGCAGGAAAGAAAAAAGATCTGATTTTTACCGGGGATGGAAAGGCATTAAAAACAGTTTTGCTTAGGGCAGTACACACAAAGGAGAACGGGAAAAAGATTCGTTTTACGATGATCGGCCAGGGCGGATCGGGATTTGCAATCGCGTGGGAGAACAAAGAAGTAACGATCGATGCAGAATTAACGGCGATCAAGAAAGTAAAAGGTTTCCTTGCAAGTTTTGAAGAAGAACTTACGGACGAAGAAGCGGCGGCGATTGTCGCGGCATAGGAGGGCGCAATACGGTGTTAGATTTAGATCAATACATGAACAATTCCGTGAAAATAAAGCTGTTTGGGAAAGAATATGATGTATTCGAGCCGACAGTCGGAATGATTTTAGAAATGGATCAGTTAGAGGCGGATCTGTCCGAAGACAATGTGTATGAAAAACGGATCGATGCATGCTTGCTCCTGATAAATCATAACAGGCAGGGCAGGGAGTTTACGGCGGATGAGATAAAAAAACTTCCGTTAGAAGCAGTTATCCGTTTGATTGCGGAAGTATCAGCGCTGCGGCTGAAAGCAGATACAGACCCAAACTCCGAATCCCAGTTCCGGAAGGAGAAATCGGAAAAGCAATCTGCGAAAAGTATTTCCCGACAGAGAACTGGGAAAGAGCATACAGCCTAAAAACAGGAATTATAAAAAGAATAAGCCAGTATACCGGATTGAACTTTCGTGAGGTCTTGGAACTGCCTTATTCTTTTTATTTGTTATTAAATCGGGAAAGCTGGATCGCAAGCTATCAATCGTCCGAAGCCGGAAGAGAAATACTAAAGAATTTGTGGAGGCTGCAGCAGACCGAGGCGGATGAAGTCGCAATCCATAAATTCGCAGAAGGGAGACGAAAATGGCAGGAGGCATAAAATTAGCACCTCTTTTAACAGAGATCAAAGTTGATATCGAAAACTTTAAAAGCGATATGGAGAAAGCGGCTGCAATCGGAACAAGTGAAGCAAAGCGGATCAGTCAGGAGATGGAAACGACGGCGAAAGTCGGAGAAAAATTTTCTAAAGCAGGTGATCTGCTGACGAAAGGCTTGACACTTCCGATCGTGGGCGTAGGCGCCGCAACGACAAAAATGGCGGTTGATTTTGAGAGCAGCTTTGCAAAAGTAAGTACACTTCTGGATTCAAATGTCGTAGATTTTGCGCAGTACAAAAATGAGCTTCTTAATGCAAGTAGTGAAACGAAGGTGGCGGTGGATGAATTTTCAGAAGCCGTTTACTCTTCTATTTCTGCCGGGGTGGATCAAAAAGAAGCGATCCAGTTCACGACGGATGCGATGAAACTTGCAAAAGGCGGTTTTACAGACGGGGCGAAAGCAGTAGACGTCCTCACGACGGCAATTAACGCGTATGGATTGCAAGCGAGTGACGCCACGAGAGTATCCGATTTATTGATCACAACGCAGAATTTGGGTAAAACAACGGTGGACGAACTGGCGTCAAGCATGGGAACAGTGATCCCGGTTGCAAATGCGTCGAATTTCAGCATTGAGGAATTGAGTGCATCTTATGCACAGCTTACGAAAAACGGTGTGGCAACAGCGGAATCTGGAACGTATTTAAAAGCAATGTTGTCAGAGTTGTCAAAAAGCGGAAGTATTGCGGACATAACGCTACGGGAGCTGACCGGAAAAGGTTTTGCAGATCTGAAAAAAGAGGGGACGTCTACAACAGAGATTTTGAGTCTGTTAAATGCAGAGGCGCAAAAGAACGATAAGACTTTGAAAGATATGTTCGGCTCGGTGGAAGCAGGATCGGCGGCGTTGGTGCTGTATAAAAACAGCGGCGAAGAATACAACGAAATGCTGCGGGGAATGGAGACAAGCGCAGGGGCGACACAAAAGGCGTTTGAAAAAATAGATGCGACTCCGGCAGAACAGTTAAAAGGCGCATTGAATGAACTTCGGAACGAAGGAGTACGTTTTGGTGCAGCGTTTGTTCCGGTAATCGAGAAAGCGTCTGATATATTAGGGGATGTGGCAGAAGCATTTTCCGAATTAACAGATGAGCAGAAAGAGAATGTGGTGCAGTGGGGAATCACTCTTGCGGCAGCAGGTCCGGCGTTAAAACTAATCGGCGGTGGGATTCAAACCTATACTAAGTTAAAGACAGGAATAGGAGCAGTCACAAAAGCACTTAGCGCTTTCGGTGACGCACAAGAGGCGGCAGGCATAGGAGG